ATTTCCGACAGGATATGGTTGTGTGGTATCGTCGGTATAGGCCATAGGTGTGTGGTTTGTATGTGATTGGAAACCTACCCATCCACAACCTGCTAGACCGTATTCATCTTGCAATAATTTAGCAAATCCTTCGACCCAATAATTACCTTCGACCCAACTATCGCCAAATATATTGATGATGCATTGAACCGATGCGCCATATTGCAATTGTCTTAGTTTTCTACGGACGTTTCTAAGGCGATATTCATTAACTACAGAAGCTTTAACATCACCATAATCAGTCAACGATCGCGATAATCTTTCCGTTAAATCTGTCGCATCTCCAGCGGCGTTGCTTAGTTCTAAAGCGTTATCTTCAGGTGTTGTGTCATTATTGTCTTCAATGATTCCGACTTGATCACCTTCAGAATCAAATATGATTCCAAGCTTATCGCTGTATAAGGTTTCAAAGACTTCTTCGTTAAACATTGTCGATGTTGGATATCGAACAAGTTCAGTCGCGACCGATCCTGTATCGTGAAGATATCTTATGATTTCACGACCATCTGTACTGACGACTTGAAATTGATCATCAACGCTCGTGGCTGCAATACCGGCAGACGTGCTATCATAAATATCTACATCTGTTGTTGTTGCGGCTTCAGCGGCTTCAGCTCGATTCGCGGCAGTTTCGGCTTCAGCGGCAGCTTTAAGTGCGGCAGCTTCAGCGGCTTGAGCGTCACTTAATTCGGCTGGTGCTGCAACGTCTATGTAAGTCCATATATTTACTGGACCTGCAACGTCTGGAAGCGACAATGTACCTAGATATTGAGGATCGTTTCGGGTATTCGGCGGCGACATATATACGTGGTAAACTGTGCCAGCGTACCCACGTGCATTTGACCATAATGAAACGTCAATGTTGCCATCACTTGGAACGACATATTCAACATCATTGGGTAAGATAAGAGCCGAATCTTTATCGATTTGTCTCAACTGAAAAATTAGCGTATATCCATTCGCTGGATCACCATCAGGTTCTGTCACCAAACCCTGAACTTGAATTGTAGTAAGCGACATTATAAGCACCTTTTTGCTTGAAAAGTTGTATAATCTACAGCACTGATGTGCCGAAAAGAAGCGAGAGTGTGGCTATGATAAATCCTTTCAGCACATCTGAATTCCCAACATCCGAACCTGACTTTCTTGTCAACGACAAACATTCTGGATGGCGACGCGACTTTAACATCGATTCAGCTACGTTTTCCATAAAGTATGTTTTCCGTAAAGTTAGCACGCCTGCTGAAACGTTTGATGTCACTGGTGTTTATGATTCGGATTATTGCTGGGTTTTCGAGGTGACACCTACCACGATAACAGAGAGTAATAAAGGGGATTATCAATACGAAATTGTGTTGGTTCGAACGAGTGATAATGCTGAAAAATCGCTCGGTTTTGGATACCTTACAATTTACTTGGATACTGATGATCGTCGTACACATGCTGAAATTATGGTTGCCAAGATTACTTCAATTTTGGAGAACCGTGCAGATTCAGATGTGATGAATTATTCGATCAAGTCGCGGTCGATCACTAAGATGACGCCTAATGAACTTATCGAATGGCGTAATTATTATTTAGACGAAATAGCAAGAACCGGTGGTTCTGCGATCGCCGGGGGCGATAAAAAGAGGGCTAAGACCAATACGGTTCGGGTTAGGTTTACATAATGATTCGAGAATTCTTCGAAAATCTTTTCGGTCGTCAACCAAAGAAACGTGGATACGCGGCGGCAGAAAAGAAAGCGCGTTATTCTGATTTTAAGTCTTCACGTGGTTCGGCTGATTACGAATTGCGAAATGGTCTATCGGCGGTTCGGGCTAAGACGCGTTATTTAGCACGTAATTCATCATCAATGCGTCGCTTTCTTAGTTTGATGAAGATTAATATCGTCGGTAAAAACGGTTTTATGTTTAAGTCGCGTGTTCGTCGTTTGAACGGTGATTTAGATGAGACGTTGAATACCCGTGTTGAAGAAGCGTGGGCTGATTGGTGTGAAGCACCGACTGTTGATGGTCAAATGTCGATGGTTCATTTATTGTCACAGGCGGTGCAGACTTGGTGTCGTGACGGTGAAGTTATTTGGGAAATCGTTCGAAACTTCGCTTATCGTGACGGTATCGCAATTAACCCGTTAGAAGCTGATTATTTAGATGAGACACTAAATACAATCCATCCTGCGACGGGTAATGAAATTCGAATGGGTGTTGAGATTGATGCACTTGGTAAGCCGGTCGCTTATCATTTTCTGACGTATCATCCTGGCAACACTCATTACATGTTTGTTCATTCTAAGAAGCAACATCGACGTGTAACGGCTGATAAAGTCATTCATATTTTTGAACGTTCCCGTCCTGGTCAAACACGTGGCGAGCCACATGGTGCTAGTGTCGTAAACTCGATTAAGATGCTGGATGGTTATCGTGAAAGTGAAACCATGCGTCGTCGTTTGATGGCGGCAATCATGGGTTTCTTTAGTCGAGATACTCCAAAACCTGAAGGTATTTCTGAACTTGCCGATGATGAGAATGAAGACGAATCACTTTTTGAAATGGATGTTGAACCGGGACTATTGAAACAAATGCCGGACGGTATGCGATTCGAAAAGTTCGATCCTGGTGGTGCATTGACCGATTACGCTCAATTTGAGTCGCAGGTTAAAAAAGATATTTCGATGGGTTTCAACATTTCGTCTTTTGCATTGGGGATGGAAACTGAAGGTGTATCTTATAGTACAGGTCGATCAGTTTTGGTCGAAGACCGCGACTTTTATTCGTACATGCAAGAGTTTTTTATCGATAACGGATTAAAGCGCGTCTTCAGACTGTGGTTATCAATGCACATACTTTCTGATCAAAGCCAAATTCCACCAACACGGGTCGAAATGGTTCGTCGTCGGTGTGTATTTAGAGGCCGTGGTTGGGCATGGGTTGATCCTGCAAAAGAAGTTAAAGCTAATTCTGAAGCACTTGGAACTTTCCAAACATCTCTCGCACGAGTTGCTGCCGAACGGGGTATTGATCGTGACGACTTGCTAGATGAAATTGAAGAAGATAAGAAAGCGGCGGAAAGAAGGGGTTTGACGCTTAAATATTCTACTGATAGTTCTGCGCAAACTAAATCAACGGAAGATAATGATGACGACGATTGATCAAGAAACAAATCGTTCACGGGCTGGTAATTTTCAATTTAGGCAAGGTGACGATGAAGACAGCGTTATTTTTCCGTTATCTTCCGAAGAACCTTATCGCCGTTATTATTGGTCGGTTGGAAAAGAGCTAGATGAAATTCTAGTTCATGATGACTCATCAATCGATATGGGTTTCATGAATAGCGGTAATGCGCCATTGCTTGATACCCATAAAGCGTATCAGGGGTTGGGTGCGCAAATTGGCATTGTCCGTAGAGCGTGGATTGAAAATAAGCGTCTTTACGTTGAAGTGAAATTCTCTAATCGCCCTGAAGCACAGGCTATTAAAGCTGATGTGATGCAGGGGATCGTCCGAAACGTTTCAGTTGGTTACGAAGTGACCAAGTATGAAATTGATGAAGACAACGAAACTTATCGGGTTATTGGCTGGAAACCTAAAGAAGCGTCCTTCGTTCCTTTACCTGCTGATGAGACGGTAGGTATTGGCCGAAGTGCTGATGGCACTCAAAAGGAGGGTCTTATGACCACACAAACAAGAAGTCCTTCTGATGAGGGCACAGCAACTCTTCCGGGTCTTGCTGTTATCGACCAGCGTTCAGAAGATGAGCGTGCACAGGCAATGGAAGAATCTATTAATGAGATTACTTCTCTTGCTTCAGAGCATAACATTCAAGACGTTGCTCGGTCTTATGTTCTCGGATGTATGCAACGTGGCGAAGAACCATCGCTTCCTGTCTTCCGTGGTATCGCACGTGCACAGATTCCATCTGGTACACCGCTTCGCAACGAAGATATCGGTTTGACCGATAACGAACGTCAAAGCTTCTCTATTATGGAAGTCTGTCGTCGTTTGGCTGATCCGAATTATTCGGGTGGTGAATTCGAGATGGAAGCCGTTCGTGCAGCGGAACAAAACTCTGAACGTGGTTCACGCAGTGGTGGCTTTATCATTCCCGCTGAAGTCATGAACAACTGGTCTGATTTCCGCGTCGATGGTGTTAATTCGCATCAGGTTTCACGTTCGCAAATGCAAGCGATGATGCGTGCCGCGTTTGGTACGGGTACTTCGACCGCGACCAACATCTTGACGACTGATCATTTGTCGGAACGTTTCATTGATAATCTTCGAAACGAATCGGCTGTTTTGGGTGCGGGTGCGACGATGCTTGAAGGTCTTGACAGTGATGTTGAGATTCCTGGCGCGGATGCGAACATTGCCGCAGCGTGGCTTGCATCAGAAGATGCGAACGCGGCTGAAAGCAATCCATCATTCCGCAAAGTCGAAATGTCGCCAAAAGACGTTGCGGCTTTCACTGACATGACACGCCGTATGCTTCAGCAATCAACGATTGCGTTCGAAGCCTATGTTCGTTCTCAGTTGATCGAAGCGCACCGTATCGCGATCGATAGTGCCGCGCTTTATGGTGGTGGTGCTTCCGGTGTCCCTGAAGGTGTTTCTAACATCACAGGTATTGGTTCTGTTACTTTCGCGGCAGCAATTCCGACACGTTCGGAAATTATCGATCTTCGTACCGCTGTTGCGGCAACGAACCGTGGTCGTGGCGGTGCTTATCTTGGTAATTCCAATATGGTTGGTGATCTTCAGAAAACGAAGGTCGATGCCGGTTCTGGTATTTTCCTGATGAACGATAGCGCCGATCGACTGGTTGGTAATCCATTCAGTGAGACAAACCAAATCACCGATGGTGATCTTTGGTACGGCTACTGGCCTGACCTTCTCATTGGTATGTGGGGCGGTTTGGAACTTGGACGCTCAACTGAGGCCAAATTCCTTTCTGGCGGTCTGCGTCTTCGTTCGATCCAAACTGTGGACATGAATGTCACACGTGTTGGTTCGTTCGCTCTTGGTAATGACGGCTAAGATAAAACCGTAAAATGATGGACGGCGCTTGATTGTGTCGTCCATTTCATGCATATTTAGGTAACAGTGGATAAGGATGTACTATTATGGGCAACAACGAAGGCGATAAGTCTAAGAAAAACGTTCGTGCTTTGGTTTCTTTTCGATTGAAAGGTGTACCGGTCGAAGTTGGTGAAGTCGTGAAGAAGGAAGAATTTCCGAATCGCGCTTCATGGCAGAACCTTTTGAACATGGAACCACCGCGTGTCGAAGAAACAAACGATTCGGTCGGTAAAGCGAAGAAGAAGCCAAAGGCGGCACTTCCTGGCGCGGAATAATTTAATTAATGGCCGGGGCATTTCTGACATCTGACATGAAAACCATTCTCTCGCCGAATGATTTTGGTGAAGAGAATGGTATCGTGTGGGCAGGTGTTACGGTCACTAATGTCATCTTTGATGATGAAGATATTGAAGTTGAGACAGGTGAAGGCGTAGCTGAAATAATGCGTCAACCAATAATTATTGGCGCATCTGCTGACTTCCCTAATATCGCAATGGGCGATTCGATTACGATCGGTGCTCAAACAATGACGGTGCGTAATTGGAAGGATGATGGGACCGGTCAAATCGAAATCTTTTTGGATAGGTCCACACCAACACCATGACGCACGTTCGCCAACAAATACGCAATCAGTTTAAGACT